TCCCGGCAGCCGGCTTTGCTTCCAGCGCAGGCGGCACGGTCGACATCGGCAACGATCCGAACACCGTCATCATCATCCACGGCGGCGAAAACAACACCGGCACCGCCACAGTGAGCGGCGTGACGGTCAACGGAGCCGCAGCAACTCGCGTGAAGGACGGCACGCGCCCCGGGGTGGGCGGCGACGTGTCCACATTCGTCATCACCAGCGACAGCGCCATCGGCAGCGGCAACGTCACCGTGACGCTCACGATGAGCAACGGCGACAAAAGGCCCGGGTGCATTGTCGAAGTGTGGCACGGCTGCACCGGATCGCCTCGCTACAGCGTCGGCACCGAGCAGACGCTGGCCTCTGGCAGCGGCACCAAGGCGGCTGGGCCGTACACGTCGGACGCCGACAGCATGGCGCTGGTGCTCGTCAGCACTGAAGCCGGCATCACGATCACGGCCACTAGCCCGACCACGCTGGGGGCCAACACCAACGCCACCGGGCAGGCGACCGAGGCCGCCGTCTACAAGGATGGCGCCGCATCCGTCACACTGAACTGGACGCACAACTTCACGGTCGGCAACTACATCGTCCCGGTATTCGTGCATGCGGCGGCAGCACCCAGCGGCTACACGCTCACCTGCGCGCAGGGCAGCTACACCGTCACCGGCCAAACTGCAGGCACCAAGGCCGGACGCAAGCTGGCCCTGGCCCAGGGCAGCTACACCCTCACCGGCAGCACGGCCAACCTGCTGGAAGGGCACAACCTGACCTGCGCCCAGGGCAGCTACACGCTCACCGGCAGCACGGCCTATGCCGACTACTCCATGACCTGCGCCGCCGGCAGCTACACGCTGAGCGGGCAGGCGGCGGCCCTGCGCGCGGCCAGGCTGCTGGCGCTGGCACAGGGCGCGTACACGCTCACCGGCCAGGACGTGGCGCTGCTGTACACCACGCCCGGCGCCTATTCCATCGCCATGGGGCAGGGCAGCTACGCGCTCACCGGGCAATCGGCTGCGCTGCAGGCCGCGCGGCGCATCGTGGCTGAGCAGGGGCTGTACGCGCTGAGTGGCCAAGCTGCGGCGCTGCGCATCGCGCGCCAGATGGCGCTGGCGGCCGGCAGCTACAGCCTCACGGGTCAGGACGCCGCCTTCGACGCGCCGGCAAGCCTGACGGCCGCCTACGGCAGCTACGCCATCACCGGCCGGGCCGTCACGCTCACCTACGGCGGCACGCCGGCGCCCACCGTGCTGTCTGCGCCGCCGTCCGGCCGCCGGCTGCAGGGGTACGGCCGGCCGGCCAACATCCAGCGGAGCACCCGATGACCCTGAAGCTCGTCACCGCCCCGGCCGCCGAGCCCATCACGCTCACCGAGGCAAAGCTGCACCTGCGCGTGGAGCACACGGTCGACGACGACCTGATCACCGCGCTGATCCAGTCGGCGCGCGAGCGGGCCGAGCACCTGCTGGGCCGCGCGCTCATCACGCAGACCTGGGCCCGCGTGCTTGACGCCTTCCCGTCCAACGAGATCGAGCTCGGCATGCCGCCGGTGCAAAGCATCACCAGCGTGGTCTACGTCGACGGCGACGGCGACAGCCAGACCATGGCCAGCACCGACTACAGCCTGGACACCACCACCGCACCGGGCTGGCTCTTGATGGCCGAGAGCCTCAGCGCCTGGCCCACCACGCTGGACACGGCCAACGCCGTGACCGTCACGTTCGTGGCCGGGTACGGCGCCAGCGGCGCCAGCGTGCCGGCGGCCATCCGCGCCTGGATGAAGCTCGAGATCGGCACGCTGTACAAGCACCGCGAGGCCATCGTCGCCGGCGTGAGCGTGTCCGACCTGCCGGGCGGCTTCCACGAGCGCCTGCTCGACCCCTACCGGCAGTGGAGGGTCTGAGCGATGCCCCTGAACGCCGGCGAGCTGGACCGCCGCATCCGCATCCAGTACCGCGCCGCCGGCAAGGACGGGCGCGGCCAGAACAACGGCGCCTGGACCACGCTGGCCACCGTGTGGGCCAAGCCCATGCCCAAGGCCGGGCGCGAGTTCTTCGCCGCCAGCCAGCTGCAGGCCGAGCTGGGCTTCGTGTGGCGCATCCGGCACCGCACCGACGTGGGCGCCGAGATGCGCGTGCTGGACGAGTGGGACACGCCCTACGACATCGCGGGCGAGCCCGTGCCCAGTGCCAACCGCGAATGGCTGGACCTGCCTTGCATCACCGGGGTGCGCGATGGTCGTTGAGGCCAAGGTGCTGGGCCTGCCCGACTTCAAGCGCCAGCTGCAGGCGCTGCCGGAGAAGCTGCGCCGCCGCGCCCTGCGCAACGCGCTGGCGGCCGGGGCGCGGGTGGTGCGGGATGCCGCCCGCGTACAGACCCCGGTGCTCACCCCCGGCAACGCGCTGCTGGCCCCGTACCGCAAGCCCGGCACCGTGAAGAAGGCCATCGTCGTGCGCACCAGCAAGCGCGACCGGCGCGCGGGCGATGTGGGCGTGTTCGTCAACGTCCGGCCGGCCAAGGGCGCGGCGCGCGGCGCCAAGAGCAAGGACGACCCGTTCTACTGGCGCTGGCTCGAGTTCGGCTGGAACCCCGCCGGCAACGCCACCGGCGGCCGCGGCAAGGCCGGCCAGAAGCAGCGCCGCGAGCTGAACAAGAGCACCGACGTCAAGATCCGCAGCGGCTTCCGGTTCCTGCAGTCCGGCGCCGACCGGCTGGCTGAGGCACTGAAGGTCTTCACCGCCAAGCTGCAGCCCGCCATCGACAAGCTGAACAAGGGCCAGACCCCATGAGCGCCGAGAGCGACCTGCAGGCCGTGCTGGAGGCCTACGCCGGCTTGGCCGCGCTGGTGGATGACCGCATCGCCCAGAACGCCATCGACCAGGGCGAGCCGCCGCCCTACCTGGTCTACACCTCTCAGCACACGCCGGACTACGGCCTGAACAACAACCTGCTGGCCAACAACGTGCAGTTCCGCATCGAGTGCTGGGCCGAGACATCCGCCGCGGCCGATGCCGTGGCTGACCAGGTGCGCGCCGCGCTGCTGGCCGAGGGCGTGGTGTGCACCAGCCGCGTCACCGGCATCAGCCCCGACACCGGGCTGGACGCCACCATCCTGACGGCCGACTGGTGGGAGTGATGCCCGCCGCCGCCACCCAACCCCAGGCCCGCCGCGTGCGGGCCTTCTTGTTCCCCCGCCGGGCGACGCCCGAAACCACCCCCGAAAGGACCTGAACCATGACCACCATCGTCGGGCGCAACTGCAAGATCGAAGTCGCCCTCACTTTCGACTCGGCCATCTCGCCGAGCGCCGTGACCAAGGCCACCAGCGGCGTCGCCACGCTGACCAGCCACACCGTCGACACCGGCGACGTGGGTTACTGGACGGCCACCAGCGGCATGGTGGAGCTGGACGGCCAGGCCGTGTACTGCACCGACACCGATGCCAACACGTTCACGCTGAACGGCCTGGACACCACCAACTACAGCACCTTCACGGCCGGCCCCACGCTGACGCTGGCGGCCACCTGGGGCCTGCTGGACGAGGCCGGCGGCTATGCCGTGGGCGGCGGCGCCGCGGCCACGCTGGACGACTCGCGCCTGCACCTCAACAAGGTGCGCAACATCGCCGGCCTGAACGCCGCCGAAGACCTGACCATCAACATCAAGACGCCCGAGATCGAAGGCAGCGCGCTGGCCTTCCTGACGCGCGCCGCGCGCAACGGCTCCAACGTGCTGATCAAGATCACCAAGGGCAGCCAGGTGCTGCGCGTGGCCTACGGCGTGCCGTCGGTCTACGGCGAGCAGGTCGACGTCGGCAGCCTGGGCACGGGCTCGTTCTCGATCATCTGCCCGGCCCTGGTGGTCAAGCCCAACGTCTGACGGCATGAGCGGCGCACCCATGACCCTGCACGCGCGGCTGCTGGCCGGCCGCGAGGCCAGTGTCGATCTGCCCAACGGCAAGACCGTGCGCGTGCGCCGGCCGCCGGAGGTGGAGATTCCGCGCCTGCTGCTGGTCGAACACAGCGAACCCGTGGAACAGACCCGCTTGCCGGTTGATACCGAGTGAGCGCCGCCCTCCTCCTCTGCCTCATCGTCGCCATTACCGACGGTGACAGCCTCAAGGCGCGCTGCGATGAAGGCGCGCCCGTGGAAATGCGGCTGGCCGAAATTGACTCTCCTGAACGTGGTCAACCCTTCTACAAACAGGCCAAGCAATCCCTGTCCGAGATGTGCCACGGCAAGCAGGCCAGCATCCGGCAGACGGCTTACGACAAGCGCTATGACCGGCCCGTAGTCCGCGTCCAGTGCGACGACCTGGACGCCAATGCCGAGCAGATACGGAGAGGCATGGCATGGGTGTTCGACCGATACGTTACCGATCATGCACTCTATGAGTTCCAGGCTGAAGCCAGGGCCGCAAAGCGCGGGATCTGGTCGGACGAGTCGCCCACCCCGCCATGGGAATGGCGCAAGAGGACGCGCCAGAACTTATCCGATGCCGGCGCCGAGATTGAGCACGGTGGCGGCCTGAACGCCTGCGGCTGCCACATCGAGCGCAAGACGGGGACATGCCACTGTCACCAGAAC